ATTTTCTCGAATAAACTTTCTAGCTGCTTTGTGTGTATCTACATTTCTATCTAACATTTCAAGTTGATCGTGAAGTTTAGTCAATCCTTTAGAAAGTTCTTTTTGTTGTTCATTTTTCTCATTGATAGTTTCAGATTTAAATGTTTCATCTATGTGTTGTTTACAAGTTGGACAATCATCATTATCTTTTAGAAAAAATATCATCTTTCTATTTCTATCAAACTTATCATTCAGAGTTACACTTATATCTTTGAGTTTACTTCTTCTCTCCTTGTTCTGTTCCTCACCAATCAAATCATCTGCTAGTAATTTACTATCACTTTCAAGACTTACAATCTCTTCTGTCTTTTCTTTGATATGATATTTATTTACTCTAAAAGAACTTTCTTTTTCTTTAATAATATCATCTTTGTTTTTCTGTATATCATCAATATAGTTTTCTTGTAAGTTTATCTTTTCAGATATCAAGTTATATTCATAATCAACTTCTCGTAACTCATCTACAATACCTTTGAGTTTTTGTTTGAGTAATATATTCATCACAGAAAATATCTGTATATCTAGTATCTCTTCTACGACTTCTCTTCTATGTCTAGCACTTAGTTGCATAAAAGGTACAAATGTTGAACTACCTAATATTACAACTTGTGTAAAAGAACGATAGTTGAGTTTGAGTATTTGTTGTTCAAGTATTTTCTGATAATCTCTGACATTGGCTTCTAAACTCATCAGTTTACCATTTTGATATATCTCAAACTTATTTGGTTTGATACATCTGATAACTTTGTATTCTACTGTACCAATAGTAAACTCTACCTCTACAACAGTAGAACCATTATTAACAGAATTGACAAGTTGATTTTTACTGATTGTGCGAAAAGGTTTACCAAACAATCCAAAACAAAGTGCATCTAAGATTGTAGATTTACCAGCTCCATTCTCACCTATAATAAGTGTAGTTGGATTTTTATCTAGTTGTACTTCTATGAATTGGTTTCCAGTAGATAGAAAGTTTTTCCATCTTACATATTTAAAGTTTATCAAAGTTCCAAGTCCTGTGCTTCATGGTATAGTTTTGCAAGATTTTCTTTTAAAATATCTTTCTTGAGTGGTGTATCAGATTCATCTATATATCTTCCTAATAAAGTCATAGTATCTTCTGTATTTTCTACAATCTCATCTGATACTGAACTTGCATTGAGGTCTGTAAAATCTTCTATGATTTTTATTTCGTGACAATCAGCTCTGTATAATCTATCAGTAAATTTATCAAACTTATATAAATCATTTTTGTTAACAACGATTAGTTTGACATAATGATTTTTATATTTTGATACATCATGTTTATCATAATCTTCTTTTGTATCGTCATAGAATATTTTACTGAATATGGTGTATGGATTGATTATTCTAGTGAGTTGTTTAGTTTCTGTGTCATAGATATGAAAACCTTTTTGTTCATTGTAATCACTCCACATCATTTCGTAGGGTGTTCCTAGATAATATATCTGACCATCATCTGACTTCTTGTGAAAATGTCCACTAAAAACTGTATCAAATTTTTGAAATGTTCCTATTTCAAGTCCATGTTCAGATTTATGACCACTATGCATTTCAAATCCACTAATCTCAAAATGACCCATCATTGTATCTGATTTTGTTTCATCCATCATACCAAAAGAGTAAATCTCATTTTGTGCATTAATCCAAGGCATCATCAATATTTGTTTACCACCAAAGTCAACTTCTTGAGCTTCAGAATATAAATGTATATTATCGTGTCGATTACCAAGAAGTTCATTGACAGAATTTAAATCATTTGTATTTCTAAAATATATATCGTGATTACCAATTAATATATGCAGTTGTATCTCTAGTTGTATAAATGGTTGTATAAATCTTTCTCTAAAGTCTTTTAGAATACGATATGATGCATACTTACGTCTATCCATCAAATCACCTAAATGAATACAATGTTTTATATTATTCTGATGTAGGTATGGAAAAAATACACCCTCATAAAAGTTATAAAAGTATTCGTTAAAATTTAGATTATCGTTTCTTGCACCAAAATGTGTATCGGTTATTAATGCAATCTTCACTCATTAGACTCCATAAAATTTTCTAGTCCCTCAGCCTTACTTGATTGTTCTTTTTTCTTTGGTTTATAAACTGCTTCATCTGGTAACATATTCATTGCATCAAACCCACCAATAGAATATGCTGTGTCGTCACCTTCCATTGTTGTAAAAGGTATATACTCTTGCTTCTCAATCATTCTATGTTTAACATGGGTTTGTTTTTTTTCTTTTTGTATTCTACGAATAAATGCATAGTATATTATTTGTGTAAAATATGCAAAAGGATTCTTTGATTTCTCTGGATTAAAATTATGTATGTATTGTAAACAGTTTTCTATACCATCTGATATCATTTCTTGTCTATATGTATAATTAATAAAGTTAGGTCTATATGATAAACCATTTGCAATCTTTAAAAAACACTCACCTATATAATCACTTATTCGTGGAGTTTCATCTCCAGCTTCCTCTGCATCTTTGCATTGTTCTTTCCAATCTTTCATTGCTTGAAGAAACTTTGCATTATCAACGTAATGGACACCCTTTTTTCTTGCCATAAATTACTCCTTATTAATATATGGTTATCTTAGGATAATACACTAAATCTAGTGTGTTGTCAAGGAAAAAGTTTAGTATTGACAAAATAAATTTATATGTGTATAATACATATGTTATGTATCAATTAGTGTATAGTTACTTTTGATAAATCTACTTCTTCTTCCTGTTCTTTTTCTATCTCTTTGAGCTCTTCTTCTTTAGGGTTTTGAATAGGAAGTTTATTCAGTTCTCTTAAAACATATTCATAATATTTACTTAATCCAATAGATGCTGGTGTAGACACAACAACAGAATTTTTCTCTATTGTGAAATTTTTCTCATCACTAAAAGGTTGCAACCATCTAACTAATGATAAGTGTTCAGATATACCACCTCGTGTTATCTTATTGACACTTTCCATTTTTAAAGGTGATTGTACTGTAATCTCGGAGTCTGTTTTTTGTACAACTCTACAAATTATATTTTCACCATTTGATAATTTTACTATTGCATAATCGGTCATAGTTTTACCTTATCTATTTTGTAGTTAAAATTTTCTTCATTGTATATATTTATTCTTTCATAAAAGTGCGATAATGTAAAGTTAGACCAACTTCCATAAGAAATATCATCTGATATATCATATAAAGTTGTTTTAGTTTTATTTTCAGAAGTTCTTAATCCACGACCTATACTTTGTAAAACTCGTATTCTAGATTTACTTGGACTTGAAAATACTATATTGTGTAGATTTTTGATATTGATACCTGTACTAAATGTACCATAAGATGCAATAATAATCGCATCTTTTTCTTTCTCTGTTATAGCTCGTATATCTTCTCTTGTCTTGGTATCTGTTCCACCATAAACAAAGAATACTTTTCTATCAAAGTCTTTCATCATAGAGTGTAAAACCATACCATGTTTTTCTACTAACTGAAATAATACTAAAGTATTACCAGAAAGTTTATCGCAAAGATTGCAAATAAAATTATTGCGATTAGACTGTAAGACCAAATAGTCGATTTCTTCTGCATAAGAAGCTCCTTTCAATTGTTTTCCATTTTCTTCTGGGTGTTTTAATACTATACATTTTATGTTTAGATTTGCAAGAGTTTTCTTTTCCATCAAATCTTTTGTTGATGTTACTTTATTGACTGAACCAAATAAACCCTCTAATACTAATCTATGTGTAAGTGTTCCATCAAGTGTCCCTGTAAGACCAAATCTATATTTACAATCTTCTAGTTTTGTTAATATACTAGTAAGTGATTTAGATTTAAATAGGTGGGCTTCATCTCCTATGACACAACCAAAATCTTTGAAATAACTTTTAGGAAATTTGTATAAAGATTGCCAAGTGGATATGATTATAGGTTTGTCTGTAACTTTTTCATGACCAGAATATATTCTGTGTAGATGTTCATCACTCCAACCATAATCTACAAAATCAGAATACATTTGTTCTACCAGAGATGTAGTCGGTACAAGTATGAGTATCTTTTTATCTTTGAGTAATAGATTATAAAATCTAATAAGTGAATATATTATTAATGACTTACCACTAGCAGTAGGGCTAATAAGAAGACAGCGATGTTTTCGTAATGCGTGGAATACTGCATCAATTTGATAATCTCTAATTTCAAGTTCTTTTCCTTTCGATTTTGGACGTAAAGATGAGATGAATCTTCTAACATCCTCACGAACAATATTCCTGTCATTTTCAATCTCCTCATCTATATGTATGTTTATATTGTTTTTACTTGCGTAGTCTTTTATATATGATAACAGACCCAGATATATTTTACCTGTCTGTCGTGAAAATAACCTAATTTTTCCATCCCATATACGTTTTTTGTATGCAGGCATAAACTTAGCGCCAGGTACTTCAAACGTAAAGTAATCTGATAACTCTTGACTTAATCCAGAGTCAACATCTAGTTTGAGATAAACTTCATTATGTTTAGATAGTTGCATTTTGTAATGTGTTAGGTTCACCATATTCACCACGAACTATTACGTTCCACGCAATACTAATTCTTTCGTCTTTTGTTTCTGGCACCCAATGTTGTAACCAAGATGGGAATACTATACCATATCCTGTTTCTGAATTGAATTGTCCTACATCTGAGTTTAAAAAATTATACCCACTTTTTCTTGGTTTTAAAATATTTGCTTGTGGTCTTGGGTCAAAAAACTGTATTGGTGATGTATCTGGTGATGTTTTAAGATAAAATACACCAGATAAAAAATTATTTGAGTGTGTATGTGGTGGATGAGCTCTTTGTGATTGTGGTCTAAGTATATTAGCCCACATATTTGTTATTTGTATATCACCCATATATTCTTGATCTTTTAAAATATATTTACTTGCATCTATAATACTACTAGTTAAACTACTAAAAATATTTAATTTATGTATTTCATCTTGAGTTTGACTACCAGTTCTTATAACTGTTTGACCATTATGTTCTGATCGACTATTATTTTCTATGTGTTCTATCATTTTTTCTAGTTCATTTTCCTCAAACTCGTGTTTAAATCTATATAAACAAGTTGGAAAAAAATCAGTTCTTTCTATATTAACCATGTTACTATACTATACCTTGTTCCTTCTGTTATAAGATTAACTTCGTGTGGAAACATAAAGTTAGAAGGGAATATTATTGCAGACCCTTTTTTTGTATTATATGTTGTATTTGATATTTTTAGTTGTCCACCTTTATAATTATCATTTAAAAATAATAGTGATGATACTTGTGGATATCCATATTCCTGTCCATGTGAATGATGTATATTGTCAACGTGCCTTGACATAAATCCACCATAAGAATATTTGTTGAGTCTAAAATCAGTATGTCGTTGACAGACAAAATCTGGGTGTTTTTCTTGATATCTCCGAATGACCTCTTGGAAACTTTTCCTTATATCATCATAAAATTTTTCACCCTTAACAAACCAACCATCATCCATTTTTACTCGTTCTTTACTCCTGTCAGACTTACCAGAGGTGGTTGAGTAAGTAGAGGGTTGTAGAGGTTTCTGGTTTTGCGAGTAATTTATTATTTCATCACAGATATTATGTGAAACAATATTTTGATAATATCCTATCCACTTTCTCATATCATTCCTGCTTCAAACTGTTTCCAACTAATCGCATTTTTTATATCCCAACCACGATTCTGTATAGAACGTAAAACACCATCAATATATTTGATAACTGTTTCTAGGTATGCGATTTTATGTTCTGATTTGAGTATATCCGTATCTGACTCGATATAGATATGTAAATCTGTTTTAAGAACTTTTAGATCAAATGGTCGAGTGATATAAACTTTTGCATCAGCTTTACCACCATAATACTCCCACTTTTTTCTATACAAAATTTTATAATCACCTTTTGCCTTATAAAGTAAAAAGTCAAAGTTTGTTTTATGGTCAAGATACTTTGCATAAAGTTCTTGATTTTTATACGACTCTGTATCAAGTCGTTCATCATTTATCTTCAAGTCTTTTTCAACTTGTAGTTTCAATTCATCTAGTGTCATAATAACTCCATTTTATAATTCTAACTTTTCTCCCTCAAACTGTTCTGTATCAGATTTTTCTTCATATTTTTTATATCTATTAGTTACTTTATCTGGTACTTCAACACAAGCACTCCACCCATCTCTATATGTAGGATTTGTGATTATTGCTTCTCGCACTCTAGTTGTGTATTCTTCACATATTTCTAAAGTATCAAAGGGAAATGTTGGTTGAGGAAAATTTAACCAAGCTTGTGCAGGGCCTAATTGCCATAAAATTACTATTACTGGTATCCACATTATTCTTCTCCATTCTATAATGTCACTATTTCATATATCTTATAATCAAAGGTTACACTTGCAGTTAAATATGTAACATCAGTTGCATTTTGGTCATAAGTTAATGAACTGAGTGATGCTGGGTAGACATCTTGAAATCTAACCTCTACTATAGGATTGTTTTTATTTGTAAGTATTGTCAGAGTCGCATCACCAAACATAGGTCTTACTGGTGTTGGTGGTTGCACATCACCAATATCTCGACTTGTGCCTTGTGTTATAGATGGTGTTTTTGATACTGTAGACCTAAAATCTGCAAACTGTGCTCGACTTTTTGGAAATGCAATGCCTACCATCCAATTATGCAGTTCTTTATAGTTCTCTAAAAACTCATCTACGATAAATGTTATCTCTAAATTTTCGTAAGTTAGTTTTTCACCCATCATTGGTATATCTTTAAAGGGTGTTGGAAATACTGCATCTACCATAGTAATGCCAGGTAAATTTGCAGCTGTAGTAAAAAACTCAACTTTAGGTAACTGTGCAATACCAAACTTAAACTGTGTTGGACTTGCATAGTCTAATTGTGTCGGTTGTCTTGTGATTGAACTCATACTATTATTTATAACAAAAAAAAGAGGGATAAAAATCCCTCTTTCATTTAGCAATTATAAAATTTTATGCAATTCTTATTACTGCTAATGGAAATTCTGGGTTGTTTGTCTTTCTTACAGAAATCTTTAATCCAGAGGACTTTTGTACCTCACTTAATGCAGGCCCAGTCCAACCTTTTGATGGCATTTCAGAGGCTTTTATTAACTTATATCCTCCAACTTCAATTGAATCTAGTTCCCATTTATCTCTTGTAGAACCGATACCAAAATCTGACATCATCTTTAAAGTTTCTGGTAACAACTTAGCACCATCATAATTTTCATTCTGTAACATAATATATATTCTCCATTAAGGTTGTTTAATTATGTTTTAAATATAACATAATTAGTTTATATTGTCAAGTAAAAAAGAAAAAAAAAGAATATAAAAAGAAAAAAAAAGAGGGGTAAAAACCCCTCTTTAGTTTATAGTCAAGTTTCTTATTATTACATAAGGTTTGTAACTTTAACTCTTCTGTAGTACTTATTAGTATTTGCAGTAATTGAGATTGCTCCCTCTGCACTAGCAGCAACTGTTCCTGTGTGGAATGGGTTAGCTGCGATACCATATCTTGTCTTAAATCCAATCTTTGGTTGGAAAGTGTGTTCACCAACTGCACGAACCATTTGTAATGGAACGTATGGGCAGTAGAACATACCAGCATCATATGGTGATGTACCTTTATATCCTACAACATAGTACTGACTTGCAGCCACGTTTGCAGCATATGGGTCGATATAAACTTTATATCTTCCGTTTAATACACCAGCAAAAGTAGTTGTTGTGTCGTCTACGTTAAGATTATTTGCAAGAGCAGGTGTGTAATCTAATACACCAGCCATTTGTAATGCAGATGCAACATCAGCAGAACAAATCACCATATTACCCTTACCTCTACGAGTTTGTTGACCGATTGCGTTAGCATCTCTCTCTAATGAGAACATTAGTCCTTTGAATTTCTCAACTGACCATCTTCCGTTTGAGTCTGTATCTAAGTCAAAAATACCAGCAGTTGTAGTATTTACTGATGCGCCTTTTACAGCAGATACATAGATGTTTCTTACAACTTCTCTGTTTATTTCTGCGAGTATTTCAGCAGATAGAATATTTGCAAGTTCTGTTTCTGCATCTAGACCATGTATTGCTTTAAGGTCTTGTGCAAGTTCCATTGAATATTCTGCCTTCAATGCACGAGTTACAGCAGTAACAGTATGTTTCTCAATTGAGAACGCCATCTCTGCGAATACGTTAGTTGATGTATTATCACCTAATGCTTCACCCTGTGCAGCTGTCATACCTGTTGCAGTTTCGTAAGTTCCAGCAGATGGACTATCGTTTAATACAGCAGGGTTAGTTGCAGTATCAGTAATATCTCCACCACCAGTTGTACTAGCTTTGTTCTGGTTTGTGAAATCTTGTTGTGCTTCGTCAGCAAGTGCTTCCTTACCAGTTTGTGAACTGAACCTTGAACGCATTGCAAAGATAAGACCAGTTGGGCCTGTCATAGGTTGAACACCACAAATATCATATGCGATTAGGTTTGGCATAGAACGTCTGACAAGTGAGATTAAAATTGGATCCCAATTATCTATTGCTGTTCCTGTTGAGTTGATTGGTGCGGCCTCTGAGAGAAACGCTCTATCTTCTCTTAGTGCCTTTTCTTGATTTTCAAGAATTAAAGTAGTTACTGCCCTTTTATATGTATCCTCGATTTTTGGTAAATCTGGATGTGCAAGGACTGGCGACCACTTCTCTTGTAGATGTTCTGTTTGAAACATTAGTCTCTCCTTCTATATTTTATCTACTATTTATAATTTTTTTGTCTTGCACTACTTGTCTAACTTACCAATGGCTTTCATATAAGATGCCATTGAACCAGTTGTGTCAATGTCCTGTGCAGTACCAGTTTCCACATCATTAACAGTTTTAGTCTCTACTGGTTTAGTTTTTGGAAAATAAGACTCTTTCAAAGTATCTAACTTTTCTTTGAATGAATCTTCATCTGTAAACTCCACATCTTCTGTTAAAGACTTAAACTTTTCAATTTCTGTGTCAGTCAAATCTGTAGTTGTTTCAGATATGACTTGCTCCTTAACTAAAGTTGAGTTTGAGTTTTTAAGGTCTATCACTTTTCCCATTTCCTCATTTAACTTCTTCTCTAGTTCAGTAATCTTGTCTGATTGAGCTTCTAATACATCATATTTCTCATCTGGAATATCCACATAATGATCTTCAAATAGTGTCTTCAACCCAGAAATGAAATCTTCTGCAATCTCTCCTTTAAGTCCTCTTTCGATTGCGAGCTCATTTTCCTTCATCCATTCTTCAACCACATAGTTAAGGTAAGTATCAACTTTTTCACTTAACTCTTCTTTGGTTGTTTTTATAGACTCATCTAATTCTGATTTATATTCGTCCTCTAGTCTTGAAACTTCGTCACGAATTTTTGATTTTACTGCAGCTTCAAATACTGTTGCAGCTTTTCTCTTAAACTCTTCTGATAAGTCACCTTCGTTACTCATCAATGCATCAACGTGCTCAGAAACATCTACTTCTTTAATTCTTCTCTCGACTGCTTCTTTCTTCATTTCGTCTTCTTCATCCTCGTCATCACCATTCTCATGGTCACCTTGAGCCATGTATGTAGCATAAAGTTTCATCTTTTCAGTAGCGTTCATAGTTTTCATGGCTTTCAACATCATCTCTTGTGCTTCTTTACCATTTTTTGGTTTTTTCTCTTCATGATGTGCTTCTGATACCATAATCTTCATATCTTCTGCCATGACTTTTTCTTCGATACCATGTTTGAATTGAACGTCATACCATTCTACATATCCATCATCAGTTGGTAATGCGTGTGAACCATGAATTGGTTTACCTTTACCCCACTCTGGATGTTCAACAACTGTTGCACAATCGTGATCTTTTGAGTGACATAATGCACGAATCTCTTCGTCTGAATAACCTTCTGCAGCAAGTGATTTATTTTGTCCAGCATCTTTTGCTTTACTCATTTTATTTGGTTTACCTTCACCTTTTTGTTGAGGGTCACCAGAGACTTCCTTTGCGGCACCAGCAACTTTCTTTGCAGGGGCATCTCCTTGTGTTGGTGATACTACTGCTTTACCTGTGTCTTGCATCTCACCATTTTTTTGTTTTTTCATTGGTTCTGCTGGGACAGCAGATTTCTTAGGAGCATCATGCATACCTTCTTCTAATTCGGCCATAACTTCTGCTTCTAATTCCTCAATGGTTTTATCTAATTCTGTATCCGCCATGGGGGGTTCTCCTTGTATATTTCTTTAACTCTATTTATAAATTATAACATTTTGAGATACTTCGCAAACTCCAAAGCGTTCTCATTTGCTTCTCTTTTCCGAACTCTCTCGTCTATTCTTCTCTTCATTCTCTGTAACTCAGACTCAATGAGAGAACCATTATCCCAAACCCACTCTTTTCCTTCCATAATACCTTCGACAAATGCATTAGGAGCAGAAGGGTCTGCAACTATATCAGCTGCAGTTGCGAGATAAAAATCTTTTTTAACGTAGTTTGCACCATTTTTTGGTTCTAAACTACCCATACCTCTTGATGAAACACCGAGAGTTGCACCCTCGTCCATCAAAGTTTTAACTATTTTACCATTTGGAGTGTCCATTATTTTTGCTTCACCTATGATATTTTTACCATTTGGTTCTAATTTGGTAATCATATGTGACACTTTATCTAAATTTACAGTTGGCCCTTCTGGATGACCAAGTTCTCCAAATGCTCTTTTTTTACCAACATATTCTTCATTATATCTTTTAACTTCTTTATCAAGAACGTCCATAGGATATACACGACCATTTCTGTTCTTTATGTCAGCTTGCATAAAGATACCTTTTATCTTGTAATCTTTTTTTCCATTCTCTTTTTCTTCTTTAATAAATTCAACGTCTTGTAACTGTTCTGAAATAAGTTTCATAGTTCTACCCTTATGATGCTACTGGATTACCTTGTGACACTTCTTCTACATGAACTGCACCATCACTTCCAGCAGTTTCATTGATTACTGAAATAAAGTATGATGTGTTTGTAAAGTCATAAAATACTGCATCACCAGCATTATTTGAGTCACTATCTGTTCCGTCTAATACAAGAAAATCTCCAGCATTAGAACTTGAAGTATCTGTTCCGTCTAATACTACACGACCTTCTCCACTACCTACCAGAAAACCCTCTGGATATGCAACTATTGTTGAGTTTGCTCTTAAATACATTCCGTTTGTTGAGGTTACTGTAGTTCGGTCAGAAGTAATAGTTATTTTTATAAAGACATCTTGTCCACCAAACTCACTTACTCTAAAGGCAGACCCTCTTGATAATTTTCCTAATTCCAAACCAGCTGCAGTATCAGCTGCAGTATCAGATGTCGTAATAGTTCCACAGAATCTTTCTAATTTTAAACTCATATCTCTGTCCTTAAATTGTTAACATTTCTTTCTCAAAATAACCCATAAGTTCTTTCTCTGG